AAACCCGTACACGTTGTCGATGTGGAATGCGTCAAGCACGTTAGTGATAGACGCATCCCCCAATCGGGACCACGAGATCCAATACCCTGCTCGGGAAAGGATCTCAACCTCGGCATCGTCGTGCGATCGACGTGCTGCCTGTGGATTGATGGGTCGTGCCATGATTGATATACCTCCAAAGTTTGATGGCATCGGGATTGATGCCTTCCATTATACCAAGATTGTCAGGGATGACAACCTCCGTAACAGGATTGTAACAATCGTAACCTGATCGTAACAATTCCTGTAGCCCGACTGACAGAATCGAACTGTCACACCATCATAGATGGTGGCACCAGCGCCGACCGATTTCAATTTGAAATCACTCAGCCAAACGGCTGTTTAGTTCTGCGAGCATATCCCGAGGCGCATTGTCGCGCTCGTCCCACATATTCTCGGACTGGCACATGAGGACGAACCTCAGGAAATCCTGATAGATGTCCTTACACGTGGACCCATCAGGACGGTACCACACATACCCATCAGGGGCAAACAGGTAGCCGTTCTCAGCCGCCCACCCTTCTTCTTCCATGACCCACTTGTCAGCATGATAATCCGCAGCATCCACCACACTTGCCAGACCCTGAAGCGAAATCTTGTGATCCTCGTACTCCGCTCCGTTGTTCATCGCATACCATCGTGCCTTGTTGACCGCATCGTGCTCGTCCACGGCAGACACCTCCACCGCTAGGGTGAACGTGACCGTGTAGTTGTAAACTTTGTCCAACTTGTTCATGATATCTCCTCTGTTGTTGTTGTTTGTACGTCGATTTCAATTTGAAATTGTAAGAATGTCGGGAGTAGCACCGAATAAGAACAACCAGGCGACCCAGTTGTCCCAACCCCGCACTTCTTTCGTGACGAGGTACTCAGTTTCGTGCCCGCCCCAGGTCAGCGGTACATCCTGAGTCTTGGCGACGAACAAGTGAAAGATGATGCCCATGTCAGTGATGGCCTTGATCCATTCTTTCATGGCTTCGTTCTCATGATCAGTCATCACAGACCCTTCCCGAATACCGCAGCCTCATGGAACCTAGCCCGATCGAACCGAGGATTGTCCTCAGCCATCACATCGGAGATGCTTCTCACCACATCCAAGAAGGCGCCCATCTCCCTAGCCCGAGGAGGCGGGGACGCACCCACCAAAGCATACAACGCCGCAGCGATCGCCTTATAATCTTTCCGTGTCATGATATACCTCCGTAGTTGTCTTTGTCCACTCGACACGATGTGAACATGGCCCGCCACCAGTCCCGATTTCAATTTGAAATTTCAATTTGAAATCGAAACCGATGACGAGATAGAACACACCCTATCAGTATTCGATCACGAAACTAGCGTCGAACCTATCTCCGCCACGAGAATCGCCGCACGCTTCACACCTGCGCCACGAGAAACCCACAGGCTCCCCGATAATCACATGCTGCGTCACGAGTCGCACCCTAGCCTCGTGCTCGGGATCGTCGATACCGCTAGTGTCACCGTTAGCGTGCCACATAGCACAATCGACACACACTTCACCTTCTGCCCACTCGGTACGCATCTTACCCTCACTTTCAAATTGAAACTTGACCCTCGCTACTTTCAAATTGAAAGCAGCCGATATGCTCCCACGGCGGCCACCTACCGACTACCACGTAGGGTAGCCGATAGGTGGACCGTACCATAAACCATTCCCCCGATCGGGAATGGGCGTGGAATGTCCACGTGGTCACCTACCGACTACCCCGAAGGGCAGCCGATAGGTGGCACCTAGACACTACACTAACCTATATCAGCCACCCATACGACTGATGATGGCATCCATGATAGCCTGCGGCGTGTATCCGTTCTTCTCAGCACGCTTGATGAACTTCTCCGCTTCATCGTCGAGCACGTAGACCTTATCGGACCCGAACAGAGCAGACCAAATTCCCGAAGGTGCTTTGCCACCGTGCTCGTCTACGAATCCGACGATGACCGACTCCACGTTATCGTCGGACACGCTGTACCCGTCGAGAACTTTGTAGAATTCTAGGACGCTGAGAATCTTAGAAACTTCGCCTTCCGAAATTCCCGACTCTTCTGCGAACTGATCTTGCTGAAGATATGCGTTCTCCCGACGCCACGCTGCTGCCGTAAGAAACTTGACGATCGACGTGCGCCGCTTCGCATTCTTCTCCTGCGCTTCACGCTTCCGAAGTTGGGCGTACATGACATCCAGGTCTGCGCTATAAGTGAACTTCTCCATGGTCTGATCCTCTCAGTAGTTGGCTGACTTTCAATTTGAAACTAGCACCACGGTGGCGGCGTGTCAAATTATCGACACGCTCGGCCGCTGCGCTCGCTCCGTTCTTCATGTTCCCTACGGTAATCGACGAATGTTACGAAACCATTGTGACAATGTTACAAACGTGTAACGAAATTTCAGGCTAGAAACCGAACATACGTTCGACGAACACATGTTCGCCCATCCCCAACCGAACACACGTTCGACGAACAAACGTTCGACGAACATACGTTCGCCCACACCCCCATTAGCCAACACTAACAGCCCATGGAAGGCATCCCTAACATCATAGGGTCGCCCAGGCTCACTGTTGCTGTTAGTTCAGGCTAACTAACGTGGGATGTTAGGTGAGGCTAACAGGTTGGCCGACCGATCGACCCGACCCGACCATGCCAGGCACCCCACCATAGGGGGGCCACCCCATCTATGCGTACATGATTCCTTGATGGTACTGGTACATGTTCGTAATTGTGTTTTTCTGTTACGGTTGTGTAACTTTTTGTTGTGGATAGGTTGTGGATAAGTCTGTGGATAACTTGTATATTGCCTGGTCAGGGCTGTGGATATCGTGTTTTTGTGGGGTGTTACGGTGGGTGCTGATGTATATAGTTTGTTTGTCAAACGGAGCGTGAGCGGATGTTTGACAGAGGGGTTGTGGAAAGGTGGGGTCTCTCCTGTCGGAGGGATCTTTTTGTGTTTGTGGTGTTTGTTACGTTTGTCGCCCTTCGCTTTCGCTTCGGGCGTGTCTGGGTTTGTCCCTCCCCCCTGTTGCGCTCGCCCCCCTCCCAGAGGGTTTGCGTTGTTACGTGTTGCGGTTATTTTTGGAGGTGGTTGGTGTGGCTGGTGTTGGTCGTCCGACTAAGGAGGCTTCTGAGCGTAAGCGTCGGGAGTTGAATGCTCGTCAGCGGGCTTATGTTGTGTGGTGTGCTACGCCGCCTGCGTTGCGTGAGATTCAGACGCAGGAGGAGTTGTGTGAGGTTTTGGGTGTTTCTCGGCAACGGTTGTGGCAGTGGTCGAAGGATCCTCGGATTGTTGAGGCGATTCGTTTTGTTACGTTGCAGAATGCTGGTTCGCCTGAGAAGGTTCAAGCAATTTTGGATATGGTGTTTGAGCGGGCGATGGAACGTAAGGATGTTCGGTATGCTGAGGTGTGGTTGAAGGCTTCGGGTGTTATGACTCAGTTTGGTCGTTCTGGTGATTTGTTGGAGACGGTTGATGAGTTGGAGCAGGATTCGATTGCTGACATGTCGTTGGAGGAGTTGCAGCGGGTGAGGGATTTGGCTTTGGCTGATCGGGCTGAGGCGGCTGCGATTGAGATTGCGAAGCGGGCTGAGGTTGCTGGTGGCTGCTGATGATAATGTTGTGCGGAACGTTGTGCGTTCCGCTAATGAGATCAAGCGTGCTCGCAAGCAGAAGGTTACGTGGTCGATTACTGAGATTGAGCAGGAGATCAAGTGGAAAACTTGGTTTCCTCAGACGAAGGTTGATTGGACGCATGAGTTGTCTGATGAGGACACTCAGGTTTTGCATGATGCTTTTTTAGAGTTTTGTCGGGATAATTTGTTTATCAAGTTTCCTGGGTTGGGTCGTGTTCCGTTTGAGTTGCGTGATGCGCAGAAGCAGATTGCTTGGGATTGGATCAAGTATCGTCGTAATATTTGTTTGAAAGCCCGTCAGATTGGGTTTTCTACTTTGGTGGCTGCTTTTACTTTGTGGTTGGCTTTTGGTTGGGGTGACCGTCATATTGTGATGTTGTCTCGGACTGAACGTGAGTCTGTTGCGTTGTTGGCGAAAACCCGTTACGGGTTTCGCCATTTGCCTGAGTGGGTAAAGTTGCGTGGTCCAAAACTTTTGGATCGGACACGTCAGGTTATGACGTTTGATAATGATTCGGTGATTCAGTCGTTGCCGTCAAATAATGATCCTGCTCGTGGTGAGTCGTTGTTTTTGGTGGTGTTGGACGAGTGGGCGTTTCTTCCTAATCCTGAGGAGGCGTGGGCTTCTGTTGAACCTACGACCGATTTGGGTGGTCGTGTGATTGGTTTGTCTACGGCTAATGGTGAGGGCAATTTTTTTCATGAGATGTGGTTGGGTGCGGAGTCTGGGTCGAATGGGTTTCATTCGGTGTTTTTTCCGTGGTCGGCTGTGGACGCTCGGGATGATGATTGGTATGAGCAGAAGAAGTCGGAACTGTCGAACAAGTTGTGGCAGTTACATCAGGAGTATCCGAATAATCCTGTTGAAGCATTTGTTGGTTCAGGTAATCCTGTTTTCAATTTGGAAATTATTTCTAAATTTGTTGGGGAGTCTGGTTCTGAATTTACGATATCTGGGTCTAGGCCGTCGGAGGTGGCGTTATACGAGAGCGGTCCTTTCACGGTATGGGAGGCTCCTAACGAGTCAGATCGTTGGTCTTATGTTGTTGGGGCAGATATTGCTGAAGGGTTAGAACATGGTGACGCTACGGTTGCTTGGGTGTTGTGTGTGAACACAGGGTTGCCTGTGGCTTGTTGGCATGGCCGTGTCGATCCTGACGTGTTTGGTGAAACCATTTTGCCTGCGATCGGTTGGTTTTATCGGAGTGCGTTGATTGTTCCCGAGGTGAACAATCATGGTTTGACTGTGTTGAAAGCGTTGCAACGTGTCAAATATAAGAACATTTATCGGCGCCGTACTTTTACGAAACGTGTTGATCGTCCGTTGGAGTCGATGGGTTGGCTGACAACGCACACGTCGAAGCCTTTGATTATTGACCAGTTGGCTGCATGGTTGCGTGACGTGCCAAATGTGCCTCATCAGAAAACTATTCACGAGTTGCGCACGTTTTCTCGCGGTCCGACAGGGCGAATGTCGGGTTCTCCACATGATGACTGTGTGATGTCGTTGGCAATTGCTGTCCAAGGCTTGCAATATGTCAGAGTTGAGCGTCCACCGACTGAGGTGGATGCAAGAAATGTGAAGGGTTCGTTTGCTTGGTACGAAAATTTGTTGGATTTGCGTAAGAAGCGGTCGGATAAACACAATTTGTCGCCGTTGGTGTGACGTTTCAGGGTGATTTGTGTGATGAATTGCGCTAAATGTGGCCGTGATTGGCCTGAGGATCGTTACAATTTGGCTTGTACGACACCTGATTGGTGTTTTGCGTGCCGTTCTAAGACTATTGCGACCACTTTTCAGGGTGGCCGCGACTATTTCAAGGAAGATACGGAGCGTCGCAGGGCGGAACGGGCTATTGATGAGGCTAAAGCGGCAGGTTTTGACCCTGTTCCTGTGGAAACTAAGGGTTGGAATGCGGGTTCTGCGACTGCGTTGCGCAAAATTGGTGATGTCGGCACGAAATCGTCTGCCGATTCGGTTTCTAATAGCAAGGTGTGACTGATATGGCGATTCGTGGCGGTTCTCAGGACTATGAGTTGGACACTATGG